CCTTTTAATTTACCTCTGTCTTGATGATATGCAGCTGCAATATTAAAATTAGAAATAGAACTAGAAAATACAACTGTTAATCTATATTTAACTGGAACGTCTTCTTCTATCAATATTTTTTGTAACTCATATTGTTCAGGCATGATATCCTTTAAAAGTTTCTCGCCCTCTTTACAAGCCATTAACATCGCTTTAATAAATGTTCTGGCTGATGCAACAGAATGTAATTGTGATGTTCTGCCGTAATCTCTTTTCATGTGTGCTCTAGGAACACAAGCACCTAATGTTGCACTATATTGTTGAACTACATCTATGCCTCTTGCAGCGTTCATTTTTCTAGTTCCTCTATCCATTTTAACTTTAGGAACATTTGGTGAATTTAATTCTGCATTTGCAATATTTAATAATTGTTTTAATTTAATCGGCGGCTCTTTAATATAAAATCCTAATGGTTTACCATCTTCTATAAATAAAGTATCTTCTAAAATGTTGGGTTCTAAATCTGCGCAACGTTGCCCCATTTTATGAGGATATTCTAATGATTTAAATTCTAATGTTTTCATCTTTTAATAACGATATGGCTACCTTTTGGTTGATTAACTTTGTCTTTAACTACAATGTTGTCAGGAAATAATGTCATCATTAATTCAATATCATGCATTTTATCAGGTATACGTTCTTCTACACTACCAAGACCTTTCGGTTTATATCTCTCAAAATCCATGTAAGTATGATTTAAAATTAAATTACCTCCATATTTTTTAAGATGATATACAGTGACATAATAATCTGTTACCGTGCTTATACCTTTATGCCATCTGAAATCAGTTTTTTTAATAGCAAAACATCTTCCATCTACTAAACCATATTTAGAATATTTTTTTTGTGCGTAGAATGGATTACCTGTTGAACTCAATCCTATTAATTTAATACCAGCTTCATCTGCTTTAGGAATAATATTTTTTAATTCTTTTAATGGGTGAGACATTGGGCAATCAATAAATTTTTCACCTACTAATTTTTTAGAGCCAACATAATCATCACTCAAAAATATTCCCCACTCTCCATCTTCTAACATATCAAGACCGAAATTAAAGTTATGCTGTATGCCTCTAGGTTTATTGGTTTCAACTAAAGTTCCAGTTTTGCCAATACAGGTGAATCTTTCTTTGTTGTTATGGCATAAAACATAATGAGGTTCATTGATTTTATCTAACTCTAATGAAGTGGTTGCTTCATCATATCTGTCGTAATACATTAAAATTATTTTCATTCTGTATCCAATTTATTTTTTTCATCTTTTAAAAATTGCATAATCATGTAACCTAAATATGCTCCTTCTTGTTTCCAGAACTTGAACAATTCAAATGCTTCTTGATAATGTTCTTCCTCAAATACAACTTCTATTGCTCTACGAGTCTCACGTTCTAATGAGTCTATTTTTTCTTCAATATCTTCTTCGTCATCTAATATTGAATAATCTATTTCTTTTATTTCGTATTCTGATGGGTCAAATCCTAACGTAGATAAATCAACATCAAGTAATTTTAACTCATCTAATTCAAGTTTTAATATTTCTTCGTCCCAATCTGCATTAGTTGCAATTTTATTGTCAGCAATAACGAATGCTCTTTTTTGAGTTTCAGATAAATCTGATACATCAATAGTAGGTATTTTATCTAATGCTAATTTTTGAGCCGCCGAAGTTCTTCCATGACCAGCTAAAATATTATCACCATCAACAATCACAGGAACTCTAAAACCAAACTCTTTAATTGATTTTGCTATTTGATTGATTTGATGTTCGCTGTGAACTCTGCTATTATTTTTGTATGGTATTAATACATTTGGGTCTTTAAAGGTTATTTCCATTCTATTTCCTTTTTAATTAAATCTTTTGGTAAGTTTATATAATCTTGATAAAGACAGGTAGTATATTTTGCATTTTTATAATTTTCTTTCACGTAATTATTTGCATCGGCGCAAGATTTAAAATGACCAACATATTCTGGCGTGTCCATTGTCATGTAAATTACTAGAACATATTCAAACATTTTTGAGTTTCCTCAAGAAGTTCTTCTTCGGTGCCAAAACGTCTTTCAAATGCTTTTTCACCAGCGTGTATTGCTATTCCGTATCCTCCATGTTGATGGTGCATAGGGCATAATGGTATAGCTTTGCTCCAATGAGATTTCATTCCCATACCAGCACCATGTCTTATATGATGAATACAAGGTTCAGTATACCCCAAACCCTCTTTTTTGCAAACAATGCAACCTAATTCATAAAGTTTATCGTAATGTTTTTTTTCTTCTTTTGTTTTCGCCATTTATTAATTCTTCCCATTCTTTAATGTCTTTAATCATTTCTAAATATTGACTGGCTGTCCAAAATTTAGAATCGTCATAATTTGGAAAACTTTTTGTTATTCCTTGTTTATATTTAGTTTTAAATTTATATGGTAAAGGTTCGCCATTAGCAAACTCTCTTAAAATCATTAAATAAAATTCTTTTAAACTCATTCACCTGACCACCCCTGTTGCCCTGCCCACATTTCAATTTTTTCCATATAATCTGTGAACTCTTTGACTGATAATTTCGTCGTGCTTTTTAATACAGTAATTACCTCGTCATTGATAACCATCTCGCTTCTAAGAAACTGGTATTTACACATATTGTGAACTTCTCTTTGTGTCAATCCTAAATAATTACCAATGCTAGGATATAAATATCCCCATAACCTTTCATTCTGTTCATTACTTCTTTTTTCTGATTCTTCATATACGACTACTTTCCATCGTTTATTAAAATCAAGATTATTTATTTTTTCTATCAGGAATGGCAGGTTTTGCCTTGTTAGATTCCATGGTTTCATTTTTATTTTTCCTAAAAATATTATCGAAATTTTCTTCGAATGTTTTTCTGTCCGTAAATGGACGTGGTGAACTTCCTTTACCCATGATATCTCCATTCTTTATTTTGTTTTTCTTTCCAATATTGATACCAAAATTCAACATCAGAAATTTCATTTTCAACTTTTTTTATTTCTCTTTTATTCAAACTGTTAATATTTTTATAAAAATCACCAACAGTTAATATTTTTTTATCTTTATAAATATGTGATTGAAAAATATGTCTGTAAAATAATGTATCTAATGGCAAACTATCATTGACAATACCATCTGTTTTTAACAAATGTTTTCTTAATTCTATTCTTTTTTCATACCAATATTTATCTTCAATAGCATTAATTATAGATTGTTTGGTTGTTTGAAATTTATTAGCAATATTTTCTATTAATTCTCCAGATTTATATAATTTAAAAATTTGCTCTTTTTTATAATCAATCCAATATTTACCACGTTTATTTCTTATACCATCTTCTTTTGTGATGATATGTTCTATGTCATGTATTTTTGATGTTAATATTTTACTCCTATCATGATAATTTTGTTTTACAATTTCTCTTTCTGTTTTATATTCTTCTAATAAATTTTTATAATTATTAAATTCAGAATCTGATATTGTTTTAAATTCACTCATAATTAATCCTCTAATAAATCGTATGCTTCAATAAAAAAATCTTCGCCGCCTTGGTCATTTCTGCAACTTTCCCAACCAGCGTTTTTAGAATCAGCGATTGAATAAAAAGTAATTGAATCTACTTTTGCTCCGGCAATATAATACCTATTCATATCTTCCGGCATATTAACTTCTACTGATAAATCAGTATTCTTACCAAATAAATAAGCGTCTTTGCCATTAACTTTTATTACTGTGAAATCTACTGGACAGCTATCTATCCACATATTGAAAATTCTGTTGCTCATACTTCCTCCTTAATATATAAAGCCTCTTTAGCATAACGAACTGAAATATCTGGATACTTGCTAGGATTTGCAATAATTTTCCTTGCCCAGTCTTTCGGCTCAGGTTTTGGTTTTTGTGCAAACTCTTGTAAAAGTTTTTTAACACGCTCAGAAGATTTTTTATATTCTTCCTCTGATAATTTAGGTCTTGGTAAATAGGTAAACTCTTTTATTGAGCCAGCCCTACATAACTCAAGTATTGATGCTACATTCGGCATAATTTTGTATTTATCAACATACATATTAAAAGCATTTGATATTATGCTGAAGTCAAGATGTTGAAGTTTTAACCACCATACTCTCATGGTATCTCTATCAGGTGATGGTTTGCCGTATAATGCCATAACTGTATCAAGCATATTTTTAAATTTAACTTTATCTTCATCTACCATTTTCTTGCCTCCAAAAAAAATTTATATAACTTGAATGCTCTTGCTGCTGTGTATGGAAAATTTTCTTCATTAATTTCAAAATCATCTTTCGCTCTAATAAATTTACAAGCTGCAAAAAATATATCCATATCTTCTATATATGTTAATTTTTTCATTAGAAATCCACCTTTTCTGGCTCATCAAGCCATCTATGTTGATTAATGTATGTGCTAGGATTTAGTATAAAACCTTTTTTCCATTGTGAAGAAACTTCTTGCCACTGAATCGCTTTTATGACAGAATCAATATC